CAAACAGACTTCTCTCTTGGTTTAGATAGTCTTGTGTATTTTTATTCCACTGAGCCATTAATCACTCCACGACAATCTTTCTGGACGATATCTTTGTGTACTTTTGATATTTACTGGACTTTGAGATGCTGGATAGATGTTGTGGACAACAGCACCAGGATATTCTCCTTGAAGATTTTCTGCCAACTCATTCTTAGAGGGCATAGAACCCTCAATCTCCATTCTATATATTTTACCTTCCCAGACGACATCAGCGAAATAAGATTCGCTTGCTTGCTCTGGTGAAGACCCTCCTACATTGAGGGTGCCATTGAAATCACCATTAATAGTGATACTTTCGGTTAGAAATTGTTGAAAACTTTTCATCAGCATCTCCAGCGTTTGCGTGCTTTACAAATTGCTTTATCTGGGGTCTTGGAGCAATCGATGTTGTGCATCTTTCTCTGACCATTAGAGCGAGCACAGAAGGACTTGCGTCTCTTTGCTCTCTTACCACCAGGATTCTTTTCAGTTACAGCAGTCTTAAGTTTGGAACCTGGGTTCTCACGCTTATATGCATCAACTGCCTTCTGAGACATACCATCGGTCTTATCTCCCTTATTGACTTTCTGCCAGTCTTCAATGATTTCACCTTCTGGTTCGAAATGTGCTACCTGAGTATCTTTCTTGGTAGATGCTTTTTTTACAGGAATAGATTTTCTAATATCATCAATTTTCCTACGAAGATAGTCTGGATCTTGAACTGGTCCTGTCTCACGACCACCATATGGTTTCCATCCAGGCATTCCTTTATCATATTGACCTGCGTATTTTTCGGAAAGTTCTTCTCTCCAGTTTGACTGTCCCTCCTTTACACAGTTGGGAACCATTTTCTTTCCCTTTTTCTTCATGCCTAGTTGCTTATAACCAACCCAACACTTTTCTTCAATCTTCTGAAGATTTGAAGGTGGAACTTGGATTGGTTCTGGACTGATTAAGTCAGTTGTTTTAATCTCAGTTGGTTGAAAGTCATCTCTCCAGTTGGAGAACTCATATCCTTCTTTCTTAGTCTTATTACCCCAGTTGGCAGCACCAACTTTACGGCACTTGACTAATGCACCAGAAGCATATGCACTTGGCCAAACATCATATCTTGCTTTTACTTTCTTATAGCAAGCATCTTTTTTTGTTTCTTCATCATAATAAACATCAGAATAAGATGCTGTTCCCTTAGGAGATCTTCTTATGATAGGATCGTCTGATAGTGAGTTCTTATCTAGTTCTGGAGTAGGAATATCTTTAATTCCTGGTTTTTGCTTCTTATATTTTTTATCTAATGGTTTCGTTTGCTCACCTAGTTGACCAGCATTTCTTGCTTTTGCAGCATACGCACCAACACCAGTTTTTACTGCATAGTCTTTTGGTTTAGTTTTTCTTTGATCATTTACAAAATTATCCATCATCTTACCTAGACCCATTCCTGCAGCAACCGTTCCCGCAGCACCAAGTCCAAGTTTTAACAGAGCATTTTCATCCAATTCAATTTCACCTCTCCAATTTGAATATGAATCTGCCATCTTGACAGGAATTTTTGGTAAAACTTCTCCACTCAATTTTTGTCTTTTTACTGCATCTGTGAGAGCTGCATTTACTGGATCTTTTTCTTTTTCATATCTTGTACCTGCTGTATTGTATGCTTCTGCAGTTACAATTTTTGCCTTACCCTTTCTGTTTGGATTTGGATCTTCCTTACGCTTTTTCTTTGCTCTCTTATTTCTTTCTTCTTTACTCATCGCTGCACGGTCGTCAGCATCTCTACAAAATGGTTTTGTCTTCTGACCAGGTTGCTTAGCACAAGGTTTACCATCATACTCACCACCTGCCTGAACCCATCCACCACCTTTGAACCAATCACGAAGTGAGTAGTCCTTATCTTTAGCAGACTTACCATCACGCTTGCCTTCATCAAGGTCTTCCTTGCCAGTCATGTAAGAAGCAGCAGCATCAGTGTTATGCTCTGTATCAGTTAATTTTGATTGTACCCATGCAGGAAGATTATCTGCATCAGTTTTCTTTGCAAGTACTCTTGCTACCTTCTGAAGATTATCAATAGACTTTTTGACCTGAGTCTTAGCCATTGAGACTTCATGGTCTTTTTCTTTTGCTTCGTTCACTTTTCTTCCTTGACAGTGTGCTCTTTGTGAGAAACCTTTTGGATTCTTACAGTCAATAGACTTCTTATATTTCTCAGACCAACCTTCACTTACTGCTCCACCATTACCACCATTTCCATTACCATTGGTCTTACCATTCTTAGTGGTTTCAGTAGACTCCTCACCACCATTACCTTCTTCATGCTCACTATCTTTCATCAAACGACCAGATCCCATGACATGGTGACCAGCAGGTATTTTCTTACACTTCTTTGAAGTGAAGCAATAGTAGTAACCCTTTTTGCAGGATTTTTTCATTATTACTATTCAGTCTTATTATTATTTAGAAAACCTTGCTTGAGTAGTTTCTGAAGTTCTGATGTGGAACCAACAAATACTGCGTTGTTTGTAACAGTGTTTGGTCCTTTATTGTTTCCAGCATCTTCTTCCACATCTTTCAGTTTCTTCTGTAAGTCAATTAACTTATCAGTAGTATCGGCAACACTCTTAATCAACTGACCAGCAACTTCATATGCCCTTGGACTGCCACCTTCACCGGCAAGTTCCATGATTCCATTAATTGCTTCCTGACCCTTTTCAATCAATGAATATAAGTTTGCTCTAGTATACTCATAGTCCTTTGAGATGTCAGTCTTTTGCTCAGGTTTTGTAATACTCTTAGGAGCATCCTCAACCTCAACAATGCTGCTCTCTACATTTAGAGCATCATCAATAGCATCAAATTCTGGCATAAGTGTTAAATATCAGATTGGGTTGTAGGACTGTAAGACTTAGAATCTCCAAGATATTCCCAGTTCTCACTAAATCCAAAGTCATCTCCAGGATCAGCATCAATTGGATCTGGAGTGACTGTATATCTCATCTCCCTCTTGGCAGTTGTTCTGTTAGTATCTGCGTAAGTGTCAACAATAACCTTACGAATAAGACCTTCAGGATTATCCGCAACAGGACCGAAGAGATATGTTTTTGCGGTAAACTGTAATCTATATATCAGAGCTCTTCTTGTGGAGAAATCTCCCTCATAGTCGTCTTGGAATGCGACGCTGTTGAGAACTACTGGAATATCTCTCTTTTCCCCAATAGAATCTACTAAGTCTACTGATAAGTTGAAAGAAGGTTGAAAGTATGGAAGAATCTGCTCAACAATTTGCAAAGCATCATCATTCAACTTTGATAAGATACTCAGTTCAAATCCAATATTATAAGGAACTGGCATATAAACTTTTTTCATATTGCTGTTGCCATCAACAGCCCTAAAAGTCTGTGTTACACCTGCTTTTCTTGTTGCATCATAATCAATAGAAGTCATCTCAAATGACATTCTTGGTAATGTAATTTGGACTGCTTTGTTTAAGTCTGCCTGCTGCTCAAGTTTTGCTAAAAACTTTTGTGTTGGACCATAAGCAAGAGGAACCTTCATATCACTAATTACAGAATCTGAACTATTCTTATGTTGGATATGAATATCATTAAAAAGAGTTCCGAAAGCAATAATTGTCTTTCTAATGATTTCGTGATAGTAATAAGATCCTAACATTAATAGTTACCAAATGGATTTGATTCTGTAAAATCTAAAATAGAGTCTGCTTCTACTTCAATATCTTCATTTTGTTTATATTTATCGGTAGTTGTATTTGCTGTCGATACATTTACTACATATTCTGCCCCAGATTTTTCTCCTGTAACAATTTCTCCTGGAGCAAAAGATCCATTAATATGACTTATTTGTAAAATAGAAGTACTTCTATTCCATCTCTTAACTCTTGCACTTGTTCCGGATATAGATCCAGTAACAATCTCATTACGCCAGAAAGTTCCAATTCCTGTAGTTGCTGCTGCACCTATAATTACCGAAGGTGTGGTTGTATATCCTTCTCCTGGATCTATGATGTAAACATCGGATATTGATCCTGTAGCATTAACAACCGCTCTTCCAATTGCAGTTGTTCCAGATCCTGGGGAAGCAATAGTAACTGGTGGGGTAGTTGAATAACCAGATCCACCACTAGTCACAACGATTGAAATGACACCAGTAGATGAAGTATTGATGCCACAAGTTGCTGCAGCGCCAGTTCCTCCTCCACCAGCAAATGTTATCGTTGGTGCAATAGTATATCCAGTTCCAGCATTAGTTAATAAAATTTCTTTTACTGATGTTATATTATTTCTTGTCGTGGTTATAGCAACTGCAGTTGCAGTTGTAAATCCTGTTGGTGGAGATGAGAATGTAACTGCTGGAGCACTAGTGTATCCATATCCATCATTGTTTAAATATATGTCATTAATATATCCACTATTAATTGTGGCAGAAGCATTCGCTGTCACTCCACCAGGGAATAGTTTAAGATCTACAATATATCCAATTTGATCGACAGTATCACTAATCTCATCAATAGTTGTATCAATAACTTCATCCTCATATTCAAAGAGTTCACATTTCAATTCATAAACATAATTTTTGCCTAACTGGTAGAAAGGATTTTCGTGCTCTACAAACTTAACTTCAAATAGTCTTTGACCGAGTGGAAAATAAATTAAATCCCCTTCCCTTGGTCTACTTGCAACTTCAACTTCATCATCATCCATATCCTCAAGAAAGACTGCAATGAAGTCTTCAAATCTTTCTTTTGAAATTGTTAATGATAGTTCATCTCTGATGCTGACACCAAATTTGGTCATAATATCACCAGCACCACTATAACCATCAAAGTTATTGATGTATGCCTCTAACAAAAAGTTGTCATCAAAAGTAGACGACTGAATCTCCTCAATGATAGTTTGTTTCCTAACAAACTTTCTTGGGATGTAAGTTACTTCTACACCATAAATTTTGAGTTGCTCATTGATCAACTCTTGAACTAATCTTTGCTCTCCATAAGAGCCTTGTAGAAAAAAGGGATTTAGTGCCATTATCCAATAAAGTCGTAGGGAGGAAGCTCATAATCCATTGCCATTCTTGACTTTATCTCTTGCAACTCTCTTTCCGCATCATCATATATTTGTCTTCCATTTAACTCAATTCCACCAGGCAGTTTAACGCCATTAAACTTAATAAGATTTTGACCCCACTGGCGTTTAATAAGAGAAGTTAAATACTTTTTGAGAAAACTGTCATTATAAACACCAGTAAAGGTGTTTGGATCTAAAATTCTATAACAGTCAATAACTATAAAATCTCCAGCAGTTTGTGCTCCCCAATCTATATCAAGATATAGTCTATCTTGTCTTTTGTTAAATCTAACTTGCTTATCAGTCGTCAATAAAAAGTCAATATCTTCCAAATATGTTTTTACCATTGCATATTGCAAAAGTTCAACAGAGTTAAAATAATATAAGTCATTCAAAAATAACTGATATTTGATACTAAACATTCCACCCGATATTGAGCTAGTATCAAATTTAAAAATTTTCTCAACACCAATTACGGAATCAGGAACTTGAATAAAGTTTGATGTTTCGTAGAAATTAGAAGTCGTTGTTCCATAACCAGCAATATTTGTGGAAGTTGCTGATGTAGTTACAATTCCTACAGTGTTTGTGCTCCCACTATTATTAGTTGCTTTTCCTCTATTAATATCTTCTTGCGTAAGTTGATACTTCAAATACATTCTTTCGACACCATCAAAGTGCCTTTCTTGGAAATACTGAAGAGCATCATCAACCAAATCATCAATCTGGTCGTCATCTACATTTATTTCCAGAACTGGAGCACCTAAACGCCTAAGACAATAATCTATAAGTTCTTGGCGTGTTGATGGTTTTGCCATTAGAATTCCTCAGAAGATGAATTATCTGTTTTTGTAGTTTTCCTATTATTTTTTGCTTTTAGCGTTTCAATCTCACTTTTTTGCTCATTAACCTTATTTGTCAACATTTCTATTAATTGATTTGAAGACATCAATCTTGCTTCTAAAGCAATTGTTTGATTAAAAAGGTCTGACGACTTTTGTTGATATACTGCAATAAAATTTTTATAATCGTTCTCAGTCATATCGAAAATAAAAAAGGGTAGGATTGCTCCTACCCATATTTATAATCTATTTCTTATTTACTTATTTATGTGAATGATCCACCATCAATGGTGATATTTTCTAAGAATCTTTCTGATCCTGTGCAAGAAATAACTTGACTTTGACCAGCACAATCGTTTACCCAAAGTGCCCCAATTTCTAAAGCAGCATATGCATTTGCCGTTAAGACACTTGATGCTTCAGTTACTGAAGAGGCAATAGAAACTCTTGATACCGAATCATCCCAGTAAACAGCAGCTTTTTTAGCAGCGGTGTCAAAATAGTGGAAAATAACACCAACATCAATATTTGCATCCGAAGATGGTGGTACAAGACTTCCGCCACTGTTGATCAGACCAACTTCAATTAGACTATCTTCAACAAGGAGTGTTTCTGTATTAACTTCTGTTTGGGATCCCAATACCGTCAGATTTCCACTAACAGTGAGGTCACTAGCAATACCGACATTACCATTTCCATCAGTAATGGTAATTGAAGTAGTACCATCTTTTGCCTTGACGTTTGTTACTTCAACAGTAGTAACGTCAATTGTGTTAGCAACAGTAAGAACATTACCTGTGAAGGTAAGATCTGCACTATCAGTAATTTGGCTGGAAGCACCAGCAAGTAATACGCGAGTATTAGTTAAGTCTGTAACTACTAACTCATTTCCAGTAGTAACAGTCAGATTGTCATCAACCGTAACTGTGCCACCATTAGAATCAAGTGTCAGATTACCTGTTGATGTATCAATCTCATTGTCACCAGTAACACCGATTTGAATATTATTAATCGTGGCACCACCATTTGCATCAATGGCATCAGCAAAAGTGGAAATTCCAGTTACATTTAAATTATCGTCAATGGTGGTAAATCCACCAGCAGAATCGATGGTCAGATTACCACTAGAAGTATCAATTTCGTTGTCATCAGTAATGCCAATCTGAATATTATCAATCGTGGCACCACCATTTGCATCAATGGCACCAGTAAAAGTCGATACTCCAGCAACTGTTAATTGATCATCAACAATAACGGTTCCAGCAGCAGAATCTAATGTAAGATCTCCAGCAGAAGTATCAATTTCACTTGCTGCTGTGATTCCAATTTGAATGGCATCAACTACAGCACCTACTGCAAATGTACCAACTCCAGAGAAGTTTGCGTGTCTCCATCTCTTGTCTGGTCCTCTACCAATATCATAAGAATCATCATCATTGGCAAGAAGATCTGAAATAAATTCACCACCAACATTAATATCATCGGTGTCGGCATCACCAAGATTGATTGTTCCGCCACGGAACGTTGCTACTCCAATAAATTCAGAAGTTCCACCAACAAAAAGATTTCCTGTGATGGTGGTTGCTCCACCAACACTGAGGTTCTTCTCAATACCAACGCCACCTTCTACTACAACGGCACCAGTATCTTTGTCTGTAGATTGGGTAGTGTTACTAAAGGTGACAATACCACTAAAGTCTACTGCACTGGCATTAACGTCTAAATTAGTCTCACCAATAGTTGTAATTCCAGTTAGAACTACATCTGTTAGTGTTAAATTATCAATTGATGTTGCCCAAGAAAGACCACCCAACCCATCATTTTGTAAGATGCTGTTTTCAGATCCTTGTGTTCCGGGAAGAGTATATGTGACAACGCCAACCAAAGATGCTGGAGACTGTATTGTAATGAAATCAGTTCCGTTATTCGTTCCTTCTACAAGATTCAGACCACTTCCTGTGGTTTCTGTTTCTTTCTTCCAATATCTTGTAGATCCGAAAAATTTATTATTTGCAAGTTGATTATCTAATCCAATATAAAAATCAAACTTGTCAGTGGTAAAACCAGGCTCACCTGCTTTCAACGCTGGCAGATTACTAAAGGCACCTCTTTTAAACTGTAGTACAGGAGTCGCCATTTCTAACTACTTTTCCTTTTATACTTATTTAGTTGATTAATTTTTTACCAAATGCCACCATCATAAGCATCATCATCAACTCCATCAGCTAAGTCAACAATTTGATCTGCTGGAACATGGATATATTTTAATGATACAGAATCATACATTAAAAATGTCCTGTTTGCTCTAGCAGTAATATCAACATCATTTTGACCAGCAAGGTTTCCAGTAGCAGCTTTGTTTGATGCTACTACTTTAGTTCCTTGTCTTTGACCTACTCTGACTCTGATGTTTGCCATTAGCGAGTAACTCCTTGACTTACTATTGCCATACCCTCAACAACCCTACTGACGTTATTTGATGTATCAGTAACTAATACATCATATACATATCTTCCAGGTTTTAGTGCTAATGTTTGAGTTGTGCTCAGACCAATTTGTAGTTGACCAGCAGTAGGATCACTCAAGTTTGTTGTAAATGTAGTAACGCCAGAACTCGCAGGATGCTTCCTCATCTGTGAATTAACTGTATAACCAGATAAATTCAGAGGAGAGTTTGTATTAACGTCCTCTAAAGTAAAAACCTGAGAAAAGTTTGTTCCGGTTTCTATATTAATATTACTGACGTATACTGCCATCTTTTCAATTGGTCTTTAGAAGTATTTATGCTAAACCAGAATCGAGGATGGAGAAATTGCTAATTACTTCTTGTTGTTTCAAATAGAGTTTGAAATAGGACTTGGCAAAGTTTTTCAATTCATCAACATTTAATTCATCAATCAGACGAGAGTATTTTTCATACTCAAACATCTTACACATTGTTTCTAATTCAATTTTGTCTGGATCCATTGATGATCTCCATAAGTAGGGATTTAATTTCACTAATATCATTCTTTATAGTTTCTATCTCCTCCTTTTGTTTTTTTCTTTCATTCTTAAGTTTAATGTAGTTATTATATTCATTTGTATCGGTATTGACAATTGCCCCAGAGTCTTCCCGATACAAATTTTTATGTCCTTCAACTTTAATCATATTATGCAAGAGCAATTACTCTGAGGTCTTTAAATTTAGGAGCGCGTGCTTCATTTGTTCCACTCATCACAATCTTAATTCTAAATCCAGTAAATTGCTCAAGG